CCGCTGTATCATCAGCAACTCCATTACCAACTGCCCCAAAGTCTTTAACACTCACCACATCTTGCAGCTTTGATTCAACGGTGCGCTGCACAGCACCAGTACCAGCCTGGATGAAACCTCCACCCAGGTCGGCTAAGTCACGTGTTTTTGTCATAATGTTATTGGTACTAGGTTCCTATGTTGTCTCTAAATTAGCAGCGTTTGATTTCCAGGTAGGAGCCATTAAGAACAGTCGTATCGGAGGCATTTGCTGTATTTTGAGCCACTTGAACCTTAAAAGTTCCAGCCGTGCCCAAAGTTTTAATTTCTCCAGCAATGGTTGTTACTTTAGAGGCACCGGCAGCAAGAGTGCCAAGTTGAATAGTACTACCAGTGTTAAAGATTACTGGTTGCTCAACAATGGCGTTAGCAGTATTGGTAGTGATACTATTTGTAGGAGACCACCAAATAGTAGCATTTGTGGGAATAACAAACCCAAGTTTTAAGTCAGCTGCTGGATCGCCTTTGTATAGCAGATTAAGTTGAAATTGGATTATTTCATTTTCAGTCAGTTCAATAACAAGTTCAGGTACGTCTGACAATACAGTATCATTGTTGATTATTTTGTTGGTTACCACACGCGCAACTTCAACTCGTTTAATTATAGGAACAACGTTTGAAGTACTAAAGATGTTTGCAAGCTGTAAATTTGTTCTGGGGCTTACCTGGATATCTGTTACAGTAGGATCTAGTGAAACCAGATCGTTGCCAGCAGAGTTGAACAGAATACTGCCATCAACTTTGATGCCCGCGGTCTTCCAAAGAGCAGGTGTTGCTAGTAGACTGTTAACTCTAATAGCCTGAGGCGTAAACCTTAGATACCTATTGTTTTCTAGCGTGATAGCTGTACCTGCAACTTCAACACACCTGCCTAGTGGTGTTTGCGAAACATTACCACCATCAAATGCTGAATTAAAAACTGTAGAACTATCCCAGAATGCCCATAGTTGAGTAGCTGTTTTTCTTACTCCAGCTGCTTCGGCATTAAAATAAGTATCTAAATTGTTAACAGTGAAGCGGAACCCTCGATTAGAGGGAGAGTCATCATTACCTACCCAGAGAGCATTACCAACACAGCTATTGACCATTACATTTTCAATCGTAATCTCTCCTGGATTAGCTTTGTTTACACGGCCATCTATCTCCCCATTGTCAAACCGAAACCCGTTTCCTCCATTGTCATGGATATACAGACGTTGAAACTTAGAAAGCCAAGTAGCAGCAATAGAGCGGATTCCGTCACCACCTTGATTTTTAATTTCAACGCCTTCTACGTTGGTAAACCAGCAATTTACCCCAACTTGGTCGACTGGTGAGATTAGGATACCATGATCATTGGCTGAAGAATTGCGTACTGCAGTGTTACCATCAATGATTAAATTCTCAATTCGGCTATAACGACCCTTAACACGCAAACAAGCTCCGCCAGTAAAATCTGCGTATAGGACGCTGCCTCGAAAAGCTCCTTCTCCAGTTATGCTTACACCTGTTCCGATTAGATCTAGAGTACCTGTTACTCGATAAGTACCTTTTGGCAGAAAAACAGCACCACGTTCTCCACCTGGGTTGTATGCTGCAGTAATGGCAGCTTGAATAGCCGCTGTATCATCCGTCACACCGTCTCCAACAGCACCGAAGTCCTTAACGGAGACAACATCCCTCAGCTTGCTTTCAACAGTCCTAGTAGAAGCTCCTGTACCGCTTTGCAGGAAGTAAATCTCGCTGGACTGGTCACTGCCAACAGTGCTTAGATTGTTGACACAAACAATCTCGACAACATCACCAGCAGTCAGGGCTGTATTGAAAGTAACCGTGATACCATCTGTTGCAGTGTAATCTACATCACGTTGCTGTAGAACACCGTTAGCATAGACATTCTCCCTACCTGTGGAGTATTGAAGAGTACCACCCGATTCACCAGAACCAGAGAATACAGTCTGACTAGCGGTAGCAGTAGTTCTCCATCGGGTGTATCCAGGAATATCTGTATCGCTAAGTCGGTTATCTACATACTGTTTGGTGACTGCATCAGAGTCGTTATTAGGGATACCAAGATTAGTGACTTGGTTACCTCCCATATTGAGATCACCAGCAAATGGATTGCTACCATCCGTTAGGACTGCATTGTTGGAAATCTCCTGTGTTACATATAGAGTTTGCAGATAGTTAGCGTTTAGGTCCTGAGCACGAATGCTGGAGCCTGGAGAGAATACTACCTCCTGATCATCAATGTTAGTCGATCGGTAGATGCGGATTTCGGCCCCAGAAGCAGGGGCAGAATCCATTTGTATTTGAGTATCTGTAGCAAAAGAGAAGGCAGTGGTATTTGTGTCATCCAAAGACACTAGTACGTCAGACTGCTCTAAGTATGGAAATGTGATAGAAAAGAGGACGGTAGATCCGTCCCCTACGTAGTTGTTCTCAGTTACCGCCATTAGCGTATGTCATGAATGAGGTACGTTGCTGCTCATTGCGTAGCTTCTGCATCTCAGCCTGCTTGGCCTGGTGATCCCGCATGCGCTTAGCGAATGTGGTACCGGGGTTGGCTAGCTTGTTAGCTGCATAGTTGTTTTGAGCATAGTTGTAGTAAGCCTTGAAGACCTTCTCGTAGAACTCCTGCTGAGGTACCTTGATGTTCTCAGCTGCTCCCTGTTCAAACATAAGAGTAGCCGTTTCATCATCTCCCCCTTTACGCAGGTTAGGTCCGTTCTCACTGTAGAAGTAATCTTTCAGGACCTGCTCCATAGTGCGGTTACGATATAGTGGCAGCTTAACGGATGTTGCAATCTTTGTGATTGAATTCCGATCCTCCCAAGTCAAAGGCATTCCTTGGAAGTGCTCTGGTGGTTGCTTTGGTTCAATCCCATACTTCTCAAACGCCTTGTTGATTGGTGTACGTGATTGCTTGCTAAGCCGGATCGGCTGAGCGAAGTTAAACATGCGAACACCGACGCTAAAGGGGGACTTATCGAAGCCATCAAAGGTCAGCGCTTCACCAGTGGTTGTGTCCAGCTTCATGGGCGCAGCTCCAGGCATTACGCCAGATGCCATCTTACGCATCAGTCCACCAAGACCTTGACCACTCATTCCCCATAGATCATCCATCAAACCTCGGGTCTGACGGGCTTCAGGGGAGATAATCTTAGCGGCCTGGTCCACAGCAATTGGGATAGGAAGTAGACCACGGGTGACCATACCACGTAGGTACCTCTCACCAGTAGCTCCAAACTTCTGATCACCTGTAGCAGCGGCCATAAGAGCCTTCATATTGTCCCACATACCCAGGGTTGTCTCGAACACGGAGTTCTTGACTACACTGTTCACAGCGATGGCTGCAGTTTGGGTCCAGGGGTTGAAGTTGCGCTTCTGAGGTTCACCCATCTCACGGAACAAGTGGCCAAGCTCCATGCCCATACCGAGGGCTTGAGCAAAGGGCTGTGCCCATGCATAGGAGATACGGTGCTCACCAAACCCAAGTGTGTAGGGCTTGCGCTGCTGATTGCTTTGGAAGAAGTCTCTACGACGATCAGGAGACATAGGACCAGCACCGTTACCCATGTCGAAGTAGCCCGCCAGCATCGCTGGGAGCATCATGATGTAACCAATGCGGAACTTACCACGCTTGTACGCCAGCTTGTGTATCTGAGCAGGGGTTAGTGCTTCCACGCCCTTCTGCTTGACCAGATCCTCCAATCCCTTCCACTCTTGATCGAACTGACGCAGAGCAATGTTGATACCAGGGGTAGCCCCAATGGCCTCGTCAAAGATCTTAGCGGGAGTCTTGAGGAATATCATACCGGTGAGCCCCTTGATGCCCGGTGCATCCGCAACTTTGTTGAGAGCTCTGAAGAATGGGCTATTGTTCAGCTTGCCACTACGGAAGTTGAAGTAGTCACCATAGTCCTTGATCTCCTTGTAGAGAGGATGATCCTTGTTGACGGCACCTAGTTCATCGAACATGGAATCCATCAGCTTCTGCTTCTTCTCCATAATCTCAGCAGAACGCTTAGCGATGGACTTAGATGTCCAGGGCTCATAGAAGCCCTCCAGGACCTCTGCAGCAGCTTCGCGGGTAGCAATGCTGTTGGCTGCCATGTACTGACCGATGTTCTCGGTCTTACCGATCCAGTCAGTAGGCTTACGGAGAATACCAAGCTGTGCAGCACGGCTGAAGTAGTCAGAGATAGACAGCATCATACTGCCCACAGGACCGAGGTTACCGGCCATCTTCTCACCACGGACAGCCTCTACCATCTCGAACTCTTCCGGCTTCATGGAGAGCTTAAGTGGCATGGTATCAGGCATCTTCCAGATCTTGCCCATGACATCGTTCATGTGCATGATGGTCTCCTGCACAGACATCATCTCTGCAGCAGCCATTGCGCGCATCTTGCGGTCCAAGCGGCCAAAGCCGATACCGCCTACGCCCTTCATCACTGGCTCAACGGTTGTCCGCATTGTCAGGTTGACGAAGTTCTCAGCGATGGTCTTAGGATTAGCCAGGACTGTACGAGTGTGCAAGGCATCCACACCACGACCAAGAGCGGTGAGCAGGGTGGAGAATATCGGAGTAGCCTTGGCGATGTCATCAGCAGCTTCAAGAGCATTGAAGGCTTGATCCATCTGGCGCATCATGGTGCCAGTCACATCCTTGCCATTGCGGATCTGTTCGATCACTTCATCGACTGCCTTGTACAAAGCCTCTGACGATTTGTCAGACTTAACGATGTTATCAGCAACCTCTTGTGTGAACGTAGCAGCGTTCTTGGCCTGCATCTTGTGGCCGATGAACGACCAGGTACGGGCAGCATCCCGCTTGAGCCGCATCATGGACTTCATAACCTGCCACTGACGATCAAACTGATCAGCAGTACTTAGACCGTTGAATGCAGCTTCACGACGTACGGCTCCAAGATCCTTGAAGTTCTTACGACCATTGGTGAGATAGTTATCGATCAGCGTAAGGGCTGAGCCGATCTTGGGGTTCTCACGGAGGATAACACCCTTACCTTGAAGGGTCTCGATCTCTTCACCAAGCTGAAGGCGTAGACCGTTCTCGAAGGCTTCGTAGTCACCACCACCCTTGATGTAGGCTTCAATGGAAGGGAGTGTACGTAGATTGCTCTTGGCTAGGATAGCCTTGTACTCAGCACTACGTGGATCAAGCTTCTCGATTCCCTTGAACGCATCTATCTCAGCAAAGATCTCATTGGTCTTGCCTTGGATGTAGTTACGGGCTGCTTCAGGGCTCTTCGCGTGGTAGAGGAACTCGTTCTGAGATACTGGATAAGGATCACGCTCCAGGGTTCCCTTGACGGAGGCTCCCTGATCTACACCAAGCTCCTTGCGGGGCTTGACTGTGACCAGCTCATCCATCTCGTAGCCCATCTTGGTGGCCATCTTACGAGTAGTGGCCTCGGGTACCATGAAGTTCGCCTTGCTCAAAGCCTCTGATACACCCTTAGGATCGGAGAGAAGTTCAGCTGCATTCTTAGCCTGGAAGTCATTTAGGGTACCCTTGAAGAACTTCTCCGACAATGCTTCGTGGCTCATCTGACGACGACGTAGCGCCTCCGTCATTTCAGCCCACTCATTGGACATCCCCTTTGAAGCCCCTAGAATATCCAAGCCACCAGTATCAATGACTTCCCCAGCATCAACATCAAAGACGGCTTTCTGATCGAAGGCAGAAGCCAGCTCCTCTGCCGTCTTAGAGTCAGGCACATTGCGGCTGATCTCCATTTGGAGCTTACCGGTTTCAGGATCGATCCATCCACCAAGGTAGGTATCATCACGGCTGAGGATCTTCTGGTTGCGCTGCATCCACTCACCAAGCTGCTGGGTAATTGCTTGGCGGTTCTTGCTGAGCTGAGCACCTCCTTCACCGAATCCCACACCACGCATGGTGGGTATGTCCAGTTCGATCTCTTCAGCATCAATGCTAACCATGAAGCCAGACTTGGGCGACTCAAGGTTGTAGGGGTTGACACTGAATCCCTCTGGGTTCTCAGCAATAAGCTTGGGCAGGTCCTTGTGAGGCACCGTAGAAGATGCCTTGACTTGGGTAGGCTCAGGAGTAGCAGTGAAATCATAGGGCTCCAGCTTACCGCCTTCACCTACAACTGCGTACTGATAACCATCAATCTCTTCGGAGAAGCCAGCACGTTGATATAGACGGGCTCTGGTGTTGCCACCACGACGCTCAGCAGCTTTGCTGATCTGAAGGTCTTCAGCAGTGTCTGTAAGGGGCTTAGCACGTACTACCGTGCCAGGCTCCATATCAGCTGCGATGTTCTTGAACTGAGTGCGAAGCTCAGCCAGCTCAGGAACATTCTTGGAACCGTTCTCTACATCCCAGACGATATCGTAGACATCTCTACCAAGGTTCTTGTCTGCTTCAGGTGTGGCGTACCAAGTGATAGGTGTGCCCTTGGAAGTACTGAGGTTGAACTCCAGCTCTTCAGTGGGAAGCTTAGGGAACTCCGTGGGAGAACCCATATGTGGGACAAAGCGGTTACCAGGGGTAAACAGCTCAGGATAGTCAAGGGCTACTTCATCCCAGGTAGCGTCATAGCCCGCCTCGCTGGCGGCTTTACGGTACATGTAGATGTCGAACTCCTTCTGCTCCAGGGCAGATTGAAGCTCCGTGATGTCCTTCTCGTTTTTGATGATCTCATCAGTGATCTGCTTGGCCTGTCCCATGGACATGTGGTCAGAAGCACGCACGAGCTCTTCAGGATCACCCCCGTATGCAGCAGTGTTAGCGTAGTCGTCAACCGTCTTGATGGCCTCGTTACGGGCCTGGATGGTCTCAGGGTAGGCAGCTTTCGGCCCATCCACTTCAGGGGCAATCTTGGGGCCACCTGGTTTAAGGGAACGGAAGAACGGGTTGGAATCCAGAATAGTCTTGACTGCTGGCTCAAGTGCATTGGCTACACCACGCACAGCAGAGCCCATAAGGGCGCCTTCAATACCCGCCATAGTACGGGCACCGAGTGGGTTGTCCTCGATACTCGAGATGAGCTGTGATATGGTTGTGGTGGGACCAGATAGGCCTTCAGGGGCATTCTCTGCCACCCACTGGGCGAGTTGGTTGGTAAGGGATTCTTCATCACCATGTGTAGCTACGAAGTCCTCGAGGAAGTCTCCACCCATCGTAGCGACCACTCCAGCGCCCTTAATGGGGTTATGACGTGCTGCTACCAGATAACGTACCAGAGTGCGGGCGACAGCGCCTACTGTGGTATCGTTCTCTGCGATAAGGTTTGTACGGGCTGTGTATAGGTCTTTGCCAGTGACACCTTCTATGATATCAGCTGGTAGGTTGACCACACCCTCCACAAGGTCTTCCACACCGCCAAGGGTGGCACGGAGGCCTTCTTTCAGGACAGTACCAGCAGGACCGGTTTCAGGTAATTGGATCTTCTCCGACTTCTTCCGGTTCTCCTCTCCCATACCCCATAGGTTTGTGCCGAGCATTTTGTCAACACCCTGGACACCGGACTTAACCCAGCCAGGAGGCTCATCAAACCTATTGTCTTCCTGTTGTTGTTGCTGTTGCGGTTGTTCTGGCTGAGGAGTTGGTTCGGCTGGGGCTACTGATGTGTCACCATAGGCGGCTTTCAGAGCCTCCAGCCTTTTTTCTTCAGCCTTTGGATCATAATATGAGGGATCAGCAGGCACCGAACCGGTGTACTGTTTCCCGTCTCCATTCAAAGGCATGTCATCGAATTCCTAGGATGTTACGGATACGTTGTGACCACTCGCGCTCAGCTTGAGGGGTCCAGGGTAGATCGTGTGGCATTGGGATATCAACTGCAAGCCCGCCATCAGGAGAAGCAGACTTATAATGGTAGCTGGTGGCAGAGTGCTCCCCATCTTCCACTGAGCCAACTTTAATCCCTTGAGCTTCAAGCATAGCGATAGCTTGATCACGCTGCGGTGTAGTGGCAAAGGCGATGTGCTCATGGTAGTTTACTCCACCATGATCATCGCGGAACCCACCATGGGAGCGATCACCAGTCAAATACTCAATTACTTGTAAATTCTGCTTGCCACCCATAGCCTGTTGGTCATGTGGGTTGCTAGTTTTACCAGTCCTATTCAGATAGTCATTGACTACCTTGCGAGCCTTGGACATGTGCCGCTGGTACGACTTGTTATTGTAGGCTCCCCAGGCACCAAGGCCTTGGCTATCAAGGATCGACTTAGCTGCACGGACATTGTTGCCGAGATCATAGAGATCCTCGTTGCTCTGCAGTCCAAACTGACGTAGACGCTGTGGTCCCATACCACCGATCATGTTGATCTGGAAGGCACCATAGCTTAGGTCTCCTGTGTCTGGGTTGTCATTGAGAGCCCTGGGACTACCCATACCTTCTCCCATGGCAATGGCCAGCATTTGCACCAGCTTGTCCTCTGGTACTCCTGCAGCAACCATCTGACTCACAACGTGCTCAGGGTTGGTGGGATCAGTGGCACCTTGGGCTGCACCCATTTGGAGGTGCTGTGGATCAGGTCCCACTTGAAGCCGCTGGAGATCTCGCCTTGCGGCGGCCTTCTGTGCGGTTGTAGCGTTACGTGACTTCAGAACATTCCAGGTTGTAGGTGCCTGCTGCTTGACGATCTGAGCAAAGCGAGCATACTTCTCAGCAGCTGTACCATAGTTGCTCAGCTTACCGAACTCCTTCTCGACACCCGCTGTGAACATCTGAGCACTCTCGTGGGTCATGCCCATGGAGCGAGCCCAGATTGCTGCTGTACCGTAGCTGAAGTCAGGGGAATCAGATCCAGGAGGATTCCACTTGAAGCTGCCAGAATCGCCAAGGAGGCGGATCTGTGCACGGATGATGCTGGGCACTGTGCGGCCTGTAGCATCGGCCACAGCGAGGACTGAAGGGGGAATATAGTTGGGTTCCGTCTCCATCCGGTTGATCTCTGCTGCTGCCTGGGATCCACTCTCAAAGACGGCAATGCTGTCAACATCACCAGCCTTGATACCAAGCTTGCGCATCTGTAGGGAGCTCAGGTCACCAACGTAGTCAGTGTTATCCAGCTCAGGGATCTTACGCTGCTTGGCTGTGATCTGGTTCCACTCCAGCTCTACCTTGTCCTGACTACGCAGACCTTCAGCGGCGCCTGCAACGTTACCAGTGAGGTAGCGCTTAGGAGCTTCACCAGATAGGTGTGTCCTGGACCATTCGCTGAAGAGGTTGGGGATATCTGCAGCGTCTTCGGTGATGTCAATGTTTGGATTGGACCGAAGGTAGTTGACGAAGTCTCGCATCGCTGCAGATTTGGCAAGCTTGAGACGCTCATCTGGGTTGATGAAGTTCTCTGCCTGTATCTCCGGTGTGAGCACACGCTCGAGCTCGAGATCAATGTTCTCGAAGACAACGGCGTGCTTCTCCTTGATAGCCTTGCCGAAGTCAGCATACTTCATCAGGTCAGCACGCTGAGCCTCGGGGATGTTGGTATCAGCCAGAAGCTGCTCAGCCGTCTCTGCTGCATCCATGGGATCCATCAGCTCCAACTTGCCCTTGAGCTCCTTGAAGCGGTTCTGGGCTATCGTTGGGTTGTACAGCTTGGTCAGCATCTTACTGCGCAAGACAGCATTCTCTGGACCGGGGAACATCATCTCCACCTCGTCTCTAGCACCGGCTAGGCGCTCCTGAGCATCTTCATAGGTCATATTGCCGTTGACAATATCAGCTATGACAGAGTCTGTGAACTGGGTGGCTGTTGTGTCCTTCTGCTCCTGGTACTGCTTGTGAGCCTTCTCCTCGTAGGCTTCCAGCTTGGCATCCAGATACATCAGAGGTCTGGCCTGGCCCTGGAATAGGGTGCGCAGGTCTTGCTCTAGGGCTGTAGCTCTATCAAGCTGGTCAAAGGGTGTAGCCAGGATCTTGGAGGCACCTAGCTTGGCCAGCTGCATGGAGGCTTCAACTAGGTCACCACCACGAGATGCTGTCATCTCACGGAGCTGCAGTCCTAGCTCTTCAACACGCTCGGTTGGGAGCATTCCTTCAAGGGAATCAAATGCACCGTAGGCATCGTTATCGGCCTTGTTCTCCAGTTGTTGCTTGTACTGCTGGGTGCGCTCCTGTGTGCCACGAGCACGGATTCCCATGTCAGCAGCATTAGCTTGACGATGGAAGTACTTGTGGACTACAGCAGGGTTGATAGCTACAAGACCTTTCTCCTTGAAAAAGTCACGGCGAGCTTCGCGTAGGGCGTCAGCTTCGACGAGTGCAGGGTCAGCACCAGGCGGCATATTAGCCAGTGCTTCCACCACCTTGCGGTTAGCATAATCTGGATAGTCAGATGCTGCAGCTTGAGCCAGTCCCTCTTGGACCCCGTATAGGTAGAACTTGTTGCTATTACGGATGTGGTTAGCATCGTTCTGAAGCCCCGCTTTTTCGAAGGCATCTGCGGTAGCCATAGTCCGCTCAAGGCCAGAGACCTTGGCGTTGTTGATGGCTCCCATGTTGTCCAGAACATGCTGGAACTGGGTTGGGTCGGCCTGTGCGGCCATCATACCTTCAACTTGGAGGTTGTAGTTCTCCTCGTTGATGCGGTTGGCTTCAGCCTCCCAAAGGGATTTACTGAAGCTCAGTGCAGTCTTACCAAGTTCAGTCACAGCACGGACATCGTCCTGCTGCATCTGCATTTGCATGCGACCTACTTGGTCTTTATTCTGCAGCTCAACGTTAGCGTTGTTGATACGCTGTTCGTTAAGACGGCGAGCATTATCCAGCTTGGCCTGGCCACGTTGATCCTTGAGTCTGTTCTTCCACTCAGCTGCACGAGCTTGTTGCTCGAACATCAGCTGTTGGTTCGCCATTGTCTGGCGCTGGTTCTCAAGTGTATTCTGGTTGCTCAGCTCGTTGTTACGGTTGACCTGCTGCTGGACTGCTGCAGCATTCTCTTGGTAGTTGGAGTAGATCTTATTGACTGCTCCAGACATATCTACGGCACGGCCTTGCACACCGCCGCGCTTGGCCTGCCTGCCTCTGTACTGTGTCATGGACCGTTACTTCCTGGTTGTTTGATCAATGCATTGGCCTGCATGCCTGTCTGAATGCCTCCCAGGACAGCTCCACCAAGACCCGATACAAGGCCAAGGCCACTAGGTCCAGGAGCGGAAATAGGCTTGCTCTGCCATGCGGTAGCACCCATAGGTGGCAGCTTGGTCTGCAGATCAGCTAGGATTGGGGCATCAGGGAAGGGGCTGTAGATAGGGGCTTGCGGAGAGGGGCCTAGGATAGGCCGCATGGGCATTGGAGTCAGCTGGCTTATTGCCGCTGCTTCCTGTGCTCCACGCTCAATGAAGGCGTTTGTAGCCTGCGTATAGTAGTCCTCTGTAGCTGCCTCCAGGTTGGCGTTAAGCAGTGTTGCTTCACGTCCGTAGCTAGCAAGAGTATCCATCTCGAGGATACCGATAGTCTGGCCTTGTTGACCACGAGCAAGAACAGCGCCCTGAGCTTTCAGGGTTGTCCCCATCAGCTTCTCGCCTTCGAAAGCCGCACGACGTGCTTCATCTTCGAGAGCTGACTGTGCATCAAGGAGCTTACCGCTAAGCCCCATGTCCATGAACTTCTTCTGGAGAGAGAAGGCGTCACGCTGGAGATGGTATTGCGCCAGGTCATTGCTGTACTTGCTAGCTTGCTGAAGGTTGTTGAAATTGGATTGTACAACAGACTGGTAGAATGCCTGGCTTTGTCTGATGTTACTAAAGTTGACTTGTTGCGTCTGCATCAGCGATTGCTGAACCATACGCTTATTGTCCAGAGTGATCGCTCTATTGTTTGAGCGCATCTGGAACTGCATCTGTTGCAGCTGCAGCTGGTTGGCATTGATCTGAGCTTGGCTCTGATTCATCCATTGCTGGCGGGCCATCGCATTCTGATGGGCCACTGCGTTGGATTGTGCTTGGTACTGGCCAATTGCGCCAATACCGCCAACAACGGCAGATGCAACGCCTAGTGCTACTGGTGCGCACATAGCTTTGCGAACTCCACGAAGGTTACATTTGAGGGTGCTTTGAAACAGGCTAGCTTCTTGAACCCAAGCAAATGCAGGAGCTTCAAGTGTAGTTTGTTTCTGGTGTCTGCTGAGTTGTACAGCATAACGTATGGTAGAGCATTGAGATACTCTTTAGCGGTGCGAAGGAATGGTCTAGGGTTCTCCCCCTTTAGCGCCTCTAGAGTCAACATCCAGATCCGGCCAATGCCATCACTCTCAGGGATCACTCCACCGAAGCCTAGGAGCGTCCCTGAGGCGGTTTCAAAGGCCACTGGGTGTGGTGTTATCTCCACGGAAAAAGGGAGGCCTTCCAGGGGATTTAACCCACTAGCAATGAGCTCACGCTTATCTTCAAACGTGAGAAAGGGGGAGGCCAAAGCGGCCTCCTTGACTGTAGTGGGACGGACGATCAACTTAGAACGTCTTGATCCCTCTGTCGGTGTAGATACCATACCAGGTGGCTGTGACAAAGGATATAGGGAATGGGGTTGCTGTGTACAGAGACACACCTACTTCAGTACCCTTACCCATAACTGGTATGGTGTTGAGTTGTACAGAAGGTAGAGGTGGTGTGTTCAAATTGTACTGGTTAGCAATAACCTGCGGAATGTCAATCGAACGATCTGGCCTACCAGCATTGCTAACAGTGGCTGTGTAGGGACCAGAGTCGGTTGACTCGATCTCAATGCGGGTCACACGGGGAATGTTCACCGTATCAGAACGCACTGTACCGGGCTGTGGGGTTTGCTTAACATAGAAACGGGGAAGCGTAATTCTACTCTCGAATTGATACCCGATCGTGACTGCGTCAGCTCCGGTAAAATCTCCAGGCACGAGAACGAAGTCCCCGCCGCCATCGGTCTGAACGTCAGCATCAGTAAAATAGTAAACTCGCCCACGGTCAAGATCGTCTACGTCAACAACTACAACAGGATTCAGTCCAGCGATATGGGATATACTGAGATATACCTTGGTGTCATCCGATACTGATCTGTAGGTCACAGTATCCTGTGTATCCAGGAAGTCCAGACGGTAGTTCCAAGGAGCACCAAGGCTGTTGGTCTGGGTACCAGAGGTGTCGGAGTCCAGGGCAAACACACCTGCAACATAGTTGTTGTTGCAATTGGATACCACGTAAAGGTCAGAGTGGTGGAAGAAGAAGTGCTCCACTTCGCAGGGCATGTCCCAGGTGAACCAGGATGCCAGGACCCTGTTACCCCCGTTTGAGAAGTACTTGAATAGGTACATCTTCTTAGGATCTGATGCACTCAGGAAGATGATCAAGTGGGCATCAGGGGAACAATCGACCAAGCGGAGGTCAGAGGGGATCAGGTTAGGATTGGTCTTACTGAGATCAGCTGTCTGAGGCTTACGGTTGGCAGACGGGATAGACATCTCCGTTACCGTTGAGAAGCTCTGGTTCAGATCACAGAAGACAATAGACTCACCTGTATCGACTGGCTCGATGTTCGGGTTTGTGCTGAAGGTACTGTAGCGCTTCACCGATGCAGAGCTAGCTGAGAATTCAGCAGCACCTGTCTCCACATTCAGGATGAACTGAGCATGCTCGGAGAAGATAACCAGACCACCTTGGTCAGGGATAGCGTACTTCAGCTTCACAGGACGTAGTGAGCCACAGGCCAGGTCCACAGCATCAGCATCTGTAGCAACCAGGGCAGAATTCCTGAAGAAATTGAAGAAACTACCTGGCTGAGAGGCTAGTACATTACCCTCTGAAAGTAGAATCAATCTATTTTTGAAGAAAGTAATGCCAGAGATTGTGTAGCCATTGAAGCTGGGCCAGGGGTTTGTCTCCAGGTCACCCACACGACGCTCCACCCAGTAGAGATCCTCTCCAGCTTTGTCAGCTTCGTTCAGGGATCTGAAGGTGAAGGTATCGTTGGCTTCATGGATCACCACGTGTGGCATGGTGTCAGGATCCAGGTAGACCAGTTCGCCTGGCTTTACTGTTTCCTCCCATACACCAGCACCGTACTTCTCGTCACCGTCCACGATGAACTTGACGTAGTAGTCATCAACGATGTCACCTTCCAGGTTGGCCACCTTGAACACGAAACCGTCTTCACAGCGGACAGGGAGGCGAGACACGTTAGGCACTGAGCCTTTGTATGCTGTGATGGCTGATCCAGAAACACCACCGTCAGCATCGACAGTGAAGTTACGAATCTCTGTACCGACAGTGGCTACATCAATAGTGAAGCCAGAGCCTGTACCACCGATCTCAGTGTTGGCAATGGTCAGCAGGGTGTCTGTAGCTGCATAGCCATACCCAGCATCTACGATCGTTACAGTGGTTACTACACCTCCAGCTACTGTGATGTCAACCTTGTTCAGTGATCCAGAACCACCAGTAAGGGCTACGTCCTCGTAGGTCCCATCTGTGTAGCCAGAGCCACCTACAAGGTTGTTGAAGGTCAGGATACCACCAGCCTTGGGGCGTAGGGTGAATCCATTACCAACGGCTGCTCCAGTCCATCCTTGTGGCAGTGAGGTGATGATCCCCGTTATGGTCCCTTGGATCGAGATGTTACCCGTTGCAGGGGTTGTGTATGTGTAGGCGTTGTTGTTGATGTAGACGTTGTACTTGGTATCGTAGCCAACACCATTCACTTGGATGAAGGCTTCAGGGTCCCGAACAGTAGAGGTGGTGCTCAGGGTTCCCGTAACCTTGGTACGGTTAAGTACGAAGTTGTAATCGTTAACCTGTAGAACGTCAAAGTCCGACCGTGCTACACCAGCGATGTATGCTTTAGCTTGGGTTGTTGGTACGTTGACTGTCTTCTCTACACCAGTCTGGGCATCCCATACTCTGAGTTCCCCTGTTGCTGAGAACTGACCGAAGAACTTCTCATCGGTAGTCTCTACGATGTTGAACCAAACGCCATCACTGGCAGCGTTAGTCAGCTGATCCACCAACTGCATTCCTGGCCTGCGCTTCAAGCCGAAGGTAATGTCAGGCAGGTAGTTATTGCACAGTACTGCCTGGCCTGGCTGCTTCAGTGAATCTGGCTGTTGGCTAACACCTCCAAGAAACGATGGAATTCGTTGAGCAATAGCTCCCATTTCTATCTCCTGAGTGTTTGATAAGGCATGTATGTGTAGACAGGGTTCTGGCCATCTCTCGTTCCGAGTACGTTCGGGTTAGAGGTGCGCGTATCATACTCAATACAGGCTGCACGTAGCAGCTGTTCATCCTGTACGATAAGCTCATAGGTCTCCTTGGACCCCACATAGCGCGCTTGGAAGTTACGTCCAGCACGAGCTGTCACGTACTCCTTGAATGGTTGTGGCATATCCTCGAAGTCAACAAGCCACACTACATCGCACTTGAGCTGCTCATCAAACTGATACACGTGGTACCGCTTGTCGTAGATCTTACCTTCACGTACCACCAGCTGGTAGTCGTTACGGTGAGTCTCGAGGTTGGCCTCGAAGTAGATCAGGTTGCTTGGGATGCTTATCTCTTTAGTAACTGAGTCAGGGGTAAATGGATACTTCTGCTCTGAGTTGAAGTCCCAGCCTTCAGACAGGACACTACGTGTTACCTCCTCTAGGATGGAGATGGCACTGTAGATCTCTGGGTTGTCGTTATCAATAGTGTTTACTGCTGAGGCCCCGATGTAAGACAACATCTGGTTGACAGCATCAAGCTTGGTTGTCATGTGCTTAAGGGAGTTATGCCCCGGTCTGGGGGCAATCGAAAAAAAAGGGGGCAGCCGAAGCCACCCCCTTAGGATCAGGCCAGGTTACGCAGAGCGCCTGCAACGGACACGCGGACAGAGCCCACACCCATTGCAAGACGACCCACGATCATGGAGCCTTGGTATTGAACGTTGAAGTCACCGCTGGTGGTCTGCACGCTGGGGCCGATGGCCTCGACGGTAGCAGCAGCATCACGGTGGAAGATCAGACCACAAGCGTTGGTGAAGTCGGAGGTGTCTCCGTAACCATTCTTCTCGTTGGTCGTATCAGTGTTCTCGATAGCATCACCAGTAGCGGTGCCATACTTACC